ACACCCGAAGACATCATTGGCAACATGACTGTGTATCAGGCACGTGAGTTGTATGTGCACTTGAAGCAGATGTTTGGAGGTTAAGATGAAAGACGATGACGACGACATTCAAGACTACGTTAGCGCAAGGGGGCAAGATTTTGTCGAATCATTTCACGAAGTTGTGCGTAACGATACGCTCGAAGAAGTGGCGCTTGAGTTCGATAAGATGCCCTTTGGCGATACAGCGGCGAGTTTCGCCGCATTTGTACGAGGTATGAAGAGATGAAAGTACTCAACCCTTGGGAAGAACTTGCCCAAGTAAAGCGCCCTAGTATCTTCATGGCCGACGCACAGTTTCGTGCAAAGAATCCGAGCAACCAGATCAAGAACGAAGAAGGCCTAGGCTATAAACAATTTGGCACGTTCGCCCGTGCCAAAGAAAGACAACCCAACAAACACGAAGGAACACTGGAGAATGCCAAGACCAAAGCCCCCCGCCCCCCTAAAGGCACGATACGTACGTTTAAGTGACGAGGAGTGGCTGAAGTTTAAAGAGATGGGCGGTGCTGAGTGGTTACGCAAAGCCATGAGCACACGCCCACGCAACTACTACGAAGTGTTTCAGCACGAGTACAACGAGTCTGACATACGTTTTGTAAAACGAAAATACGAGGAACGAAATGACTAAACCACCCATACCGACAAGCGATCAGCTTGATCTGTTTCACGATGCAACGCGCAAGCACTTGGAAGCGCTTAAAGCCAACGATGTGCAAGTAGCAGGCACTCACTACAAGAGCAAGGCCGTACAGCCATGGGACTACATCGTAGCAAACAACCTTGGCTACCTTGAAGGCAACATAGTAAAGTACGTGTCCCGCTGGAAGGACAAGGGCGGTGTCGATGACTTGAAGAAGGCGCGTCACTACTTAGACAAATTAATCGAGGTGCAAAATGGAAAATCTTAAAAAGAAGGACTGGGTTGCGTTGCGGCTCTTGTACCTCATACTGGCTTCAGACCCGAGCGCGGCGGTGTTGCCTGATGTGCAGAAGACAGTTGATCTGTACGGCATGCGCACCATACTGAAAGCGTTTGAGTTGCTCAACCGAGAGATTGCCAACGACGGCAAAACTTTTGGGCATCCAGAGGTTAACCTGACAAGGTATGTTGAAGCGAATGGGGGTTACGATGGCCAAATTTAAAAAGAAGCCCGTGGTCATTGAAGCCACGCAGTGGTTTAAAGATGGGGATCACCCAATGGTTTATCCAGCAACTAGTGGAAATGCAGATACTTGGTACGCCGATGCAGTTGGCGTGAAGTGCAAAGACCTTGGAATGATTGATACCCTTGAAGGTGCGCACTACGTTATCCCGGGCGACTGGATCATCACAGGCGTGAAGGGCGAGCACTACCCATGCAAGCCTGACATTTTTGAAATGACATATGAACCCGTGGAGTGACTATGGCCTCAACACCTGAAGCAAAAGTAAAAGCAAACGTACGGAAACTACTTGATGAACTCAAAATCTACCACTTCATGCCCCCTGCTAATGGCTTTGGCCGAGCGGGTATACCTGACATCATTGGCTGCATGGACGGACACTTCATTGCCATCGAGTGCAAGGCAGGCAAGGGCACAACCACAGCTCTTCAAGACAGAGAACTGGGCGCCATCAGCAACCACGGCGGCACAACTTTTATTGCCAACGAGCACAATCTTGACGAGCTGAAGCTGTTACTTGGGAGCATACGCTATGTTAGAAGCTGACTATCCAATGTCTGAAGCGGAGCTACACCGCAGGGTGCAAGCCATGTCAGACGAAGAGCAAGCCCACTTCAAGCTACTGATCCACAAACTGGTGATGTGCTACGGCGAGGGCAAAGCACAAGGCGTGGTCATCGTTGGCCGCGCTGAAGACCAAATAGCAGGAGTCGTTACCCTAAACTGTAACGAGATGGAGGCGTCGCAGCTCATGCTGGCGGCAAACGATTTTTTCGGCTTTCTAAACTTGCTAGACGCACCACCAAAAGAACACTTTAACTAAAGGAGAAAGCAATGGCAAAACTACCATACACATACACAATCTGTCCCGATCAAGAAGCGCCCAAGCAGTTCACTGCAAGTTGTAAAGACATGGGTGAGCTACTGAGGCACAGCATCGACGGTGATCTGACCATCAATCAAAAGCGCACAGCCGCATGGGACATGTGGTCAGGCAATCACATGGGGCACATTGAGGAAGCGTTGCATAAAATTTGTGCAAAAAACAGGGAGAAGAAACATGACAAGGGATGAAGTAATTAAATTGGTTGAAGACAACGGGCTGACCCTGCATGGCGACATTGAACACTTTGCAGAGTTGGTAGCACAGCATGAGCGTGAGGCGTGTGCAATAGTTTGTGATGACCTTTGGGAAGATGACGGTACTGCCTATGAATGTGCTGATGCTATCCGAGCAAGGGGGAAAGCATGACTGATTGGACTCCAGAAGAAGACGAGGCTTTTAACATGGTTGAACAAAACAGTAACCTTGGAAAGCAGATACTGCGTGACATGGGACAGCCGTATGTGTACGCACCCAAGCGTGAATGGGTCGACCTGACCAATGCAGAGATCGGTGAGATATTCCGCGCAGGGTGGGCGAACAACATGGACTTCGCCGAAGCGATTCAGAAAGCACTAAAGGAGAAGAATGAGCGCGCCATATGACACGATCTTATCGATCGACTTCGAGACCTACTGGGACACCAAGATAGGTTACACACTAACCAAAATGACAACTGAGGAGTACATACGCCATGACTTATTTCACGCGTTTGGATGCTGCGTTCATGAGTTCGGATCTGACAGCCCAACTACGTGGGTTAGAGGAGATGGACTACGTGAATACTTTTCTGGAATCGACTGGGGACGAACCGCAGTGCTTGCGCACAACGCACAGTTCGATGTATCAATTATGGAGTGGGTCTACGGAGCCAGACCATGTTTCATCTTCGACACACTATCGATGGCAAGAGCTTTACGCGGTGTGGAAGTTGGAAACTCCTTGGCAAAACTCGCAACCGCGTTTGATCTTCCACCCAAAGGAACGGCCGTTTACTCGACAAATGGCCTTCGTACACTTGAGCCCGAGATCAGAAGGGAGCTTGTGGAATACTGTAAACATGATGTGTATCTGTGCGAGGAGATTTTCACGCGACTTGTTGTTAACTACCCCGCAAGAGAACTCCGGCTCATCGACATGACCCTCAAGATGTACACCCGTGCATGCCTTGAGCTTGACCCCAACATGCTGACCGACGCCATACTAGACGAAAAGGAAAAACGTGAAGCCCTACTACAGAAACTCGGCGTGGACGAAACTGCTCTGGCGTCGAACCCGCAGTTTGCTGCACTACTTGAGAAACTCAATGTGGTTCCGCCAACCAAGACAAGTAAGACGACTGGGAAAGAGACACTCGCCCTCGCTAAAAACGATGCCCTATTTCAAGCGCTACTCAATGGTGAACGTGAGGACGTTGCCCTTCTTTGTGAAGCGCGTCTTAAGGTTAAATCTACCACTGAGCGCACCCGTGCACAGCGCTTCTTGGACATCAGCAAACGTGGCTCGCTTCCAGTTCCGCTTTCGTACTACGGTGCGCAGACTGGCCGGTGGACAGCAAGCAAAGGCTCGGCCATCAACATGCAGAACCTCAAGCGAGGCTCGTTCTTACGCAAAGCAATTATGGCTCCCGCTGGCCACCAACTCGTCGTTGGAGATCTATCGCAGATTGAGCCGCGAGTACTCGCGTGGCTTTCAGACTACACGGACATGCTGGACATCTTCCGCGCTGGGGGTGACCCTTACGCCGCGTTCGGTTCGCAGATGTTTAACATACCCGGACTTAGTAAGGAGTCTCACCCCGATCTTAGGCAGTCAGCGAAAAGCGCGCTCCTTGGCTGTGGATACGGTCTTGGCTGGGCGGCTTTTGCTTCACAGCTTCTCACTGGATTCCTTGGGGCACCACCACAGCGCTACGACTTGGCCTTTGCAAAGAAGCTTGGCGTTACTCAACAAGCAGCGCAGAAGTTCTTGGAATGGGAAGTCAATGTCGAGAAGCTCCAATCCATACCGCACACCTGCACAACCAAGGAGCTAGTCATCCACTGCCTTGCGGCCAAGGCCATCATCGACAAGTACCGCGCTACAGCTACGCCTGTGGTGGAGTTCTGGGACTTGAACACCCAGCTTATCGGTGAGTGTCTGTACAGAGGCAAGACGTACAAGCACAAGTGCCTGACGTACCGCAAGGGGGAGATTGAGCTGCCCTCTGGCATGAAACTGTTGTATCCTGACCTCAACATCAGGCGCTTTACAGACGAGAAAACAAATAAAGAGCAGACAGAGTGGACATACGGGCCAGATCGTACTAAGATATATGCAGGAAAAATAACCAACAATGTCACGCAGGGCGTAGCGAGATGCGTGATGACTGATGGGATGGTACGTACTGCAAAGAGATACTTTGTGGCGGGGACAGTACATGACGAACAGATCGTTGTGGTTCCTGACGCTGAAGTAGCTGAAGCTAAGACTTGGGTCTTGGCGCAGATGACTATGGAGCCGCCTTACATGCCGGGCATTCCATTGGACGCTGACGGTGGTGCACACCGTAGATATGGGTTAGCTAAAAACTAGGAGAAGCAATGAAGTTACCAACCAAGATAAGAGTTGGGCGAAGGTGGTACTCAGTCGAAGTAGTCGAAGCCATGCTTGACAAGCGTGACATGGGGCGGGTCTTTTACCATGACCAACGCATCCAACTAGGTCGAACGAGTAACACCACAGGCAGGCAGTTCAAACCAGAGGAGATCGCAGATACCTTCTGGCACGAGGTTGTACACACAATTCTGAGGGACATGGGCGAACACCGCCTAAATTCCAACGAAGCGTTTGTCACCAAGTTTGCCAACCGACTCACCGAAGCCATTAACACAGCGAAGTTCGAATGAAAAAACAAGCATGGTCACACAGCAGTCTCAAAGATTTTGAAGGCTGCCAACGCAGATACCACGAAGTCAAGGTCTTAAAGAAGTACCCCTTCCAAGAGACTGAGGCAACAAAGTACGGCAATCAGGTGCATGAAGCCATTGAACTCTAC